AAGTACAGGTGCCAAGTCGCTTGACGAGTCCGCGATTATTGCCCTCAGCGGCACTAGCTAGCAGCCTAATGTACTCTAAGCTCTGTCGTCGCTCTTCTAGAATGTCAGTCACGGTTCTCCCTCGCGTCATCTAGTTGGTAGATCTTAGCGTCTTCACCGAGGTTACGTACTCGCATACTAAAGATCGGTGAATCATCTGAGTCATAAACGATCAACTCTAAATCACTTGGATCAAACCCAGGGCTGAATGTTCGCGCTGCCTCCATATGAAAGATCGCGTCATCTACCGATGGAAAGTCACCTATCGTATTGATGCGGTTGTCACCTTTGTACGCCGCTACGTAATACCCGTCCGTCATGCTTTTCCCTTCGCATACCACAAGGGCATTATACCACACTAGCCGTGCGGGCGCTGAATAAACGGGGTGTTCTGGTTCGGGATCAGCCGGATGTCCTTCGGTTCGACCCACGCTTTGATGAGATGGTGCTGTAGTTTGCCGAACGGCGTAGACCAAGCGACTAGGATATAGCGCGTAGTTTCGTCTACTGACCAGACTTCTAGACGGGCACCAGCAGGGATCTCTCCGAACTGTCCTCTAGCCTCAGGTCCAGATTTCGGCGGGTTAGCCTGCATACCTGTCTGAGGGTCCCAGCCTAGGTTCCACCAGTGGTGTAACTCATAGTCGCCATGGTGATCGTAAGGCTCTGCACCAGGCACAGGAATCTTGCCGCCACTGTACTCACCAAAGATAGGCTGGATCGCCTGTACGATAGGAGTTTTGCCTGCGTTTGATAGCTCTAGAATTTTCTGGAAGTCGTCATCTTCGCGCCCGGCGATAACCACCATCACAGGGATGTCGTCTATATTCTGTAGATGTGTATATCGCTTAGACAATGCGCCAGGCAAGTTGAAGAGCCTTTCTTTCTGTGGGTCCCCAGGCATGAACATCGGTCGGTTAACGTACGGGTCAGGCAGCGGGCCAATAGGCTTGACCATCGCGCCAGGTGACTGAGGTATCGTCAGGTCTTGCATTGTAGCAGGTACAGGTGACGTAGGATCGTAGCCCATCCCTACAGGCACCGGCTGACCAGGCATCGGTGGTGCTGGTGCAGGCATAGTAGAGGCAGGATCGAATAGCTGCTGCTGTTGTGCCATAGGATCTACAGGAGCCGCCTGACCTGGGGTAGGCGCTGTACCTTGTGCATCTTCGTCTAGAGGCGTGCTAAGGGCCTTCCAGTACGTCGCTAAAACATGGGAGCAGGGTCGGCCCTCATACTTTTTCCACTGGCGTGTGCGGCCCCATGCGTACTGATCCCAGTCGCACTCACAGGTCCACTGTGAGATAGCTCGTGAGTTAGGGTCATCGCGTGAGATCTCAGGCTGATAGACACCATGATCTCCGATCACAGTAGCTACGATGTTGTTGTATCCATTACGGTGTAGTGTGACGCGACCATCCTGGATCATACGCTTAGCTTTAGCCATAACGTCAGGCCATGACGCTTCGTGACGCATCTTAGCGACACGATCTAGCTCAAAGCTACGACGCTCTATCTTTTCTGCCGCGTCGGCACGACGATCTGCGTCGCTCTGCTTCTGACCTAGCTCATCAGTAATGTAGATCATGGTTGGCACATCTTGTCTGTGATTGCGAACAGGGACCTCGTTCTCTGTCGCCCACTTGATCGCGGCCTTGTATCGCATCGGCAAAACTGTGTTCTCAAATATATGAAGCTCTTCCATAGCATTGAGTATATTCTGACGATAGCCTCTAAGGCTAGCTTCTTCTACGCGGCGGTCTTCGCCCCACGCCAGCATGTCCTTATGATTTTCAATCGCATTGTTTAGTCGCTCGTGCTCTGACTCCATGTTGACCTCAGGATTGAACTCGATAGCCTCAGGAGGAATTGGCCCAAAGTGAGATACACTACCGCGACTCAATGAGTGTAGCGTGTTATGCGGCGCATCGAGCTTATCGGCGTGTGCGTCAGCCCAAGCTCCTAGATGAACACCGTGCTCCCTCCACTTAAATTCATCAGGGGCAGGAGGAATATCGTCCCCTGAATGAAGGATGAAGTGGTCTTCATCAGCACCAAAATTGTTAGGATCTAATTTGCTAAGATCAATACGATGCCAAGGCGTATCGAAGTTTTCAACTATCCGCCTGTCGCCTAGGTATACTCGGTTATGTCGCGGCACCGTGAAGTCACCTTCATACCGGCTCGCTGTAGGGTTGTTAGGATGATCGAAAGGAAGCAAACCATGCTGGTGAATGGTCTCGACTGCTCGCATTGGTGAACCGTGATAGAGATAGCGACTCGCATCGCCTTTCCAATCTGTTCCTTGACGCGGCGAACGTAGGATCTTATCCCAATCATCAGGCGCAAAGGCCGCTTGCTTCTTGTTGACCTCATAAGGCTGTGTGACAAACTTGCTAGGCTCTTCACCTGAACTAGCACGTTCCTTAATGCGGCGCATGATCTCTAGCGCTCGCTTAGAAGGGTGGGCTGTGAGGAATCCTTTACCTTTGCCTAGGTGATAAGGCACAGGCGTAGTGAACTGGTCAGCCGTAGGGTCTAGATCCTGACCGTTACTGAGGTCCCTAACCCACCAGTGTGACTCACCTTCATGTGGTAGCTGCATAGGCACAAAACCTTCTTCTTTGCCGCCTAACATATGATAGAGAGCTTCGCTCGCAGCATAGCAATGACCACCCATTGGATGTGGGTGGTCACGATACTTCGGCTTACGTAAGTCCTCAGAGAGAACGCCTCGTACTGCCTTGATTAGGTGCTGGCTCATGCTATGTACTCACCTGTTATCTTAGAGATCTCAGGGTGAAGACCAGCATTGGCGATCCATTTATAGATGATGTTACTCTCTACGAAGTCACCTTTGCCGTCTGCCTGGTCACGCTGGCGGCGCTTATGTACTTGCTTCCAGAACTCTTTGGCTCCTGGTGGATCGTACTTGAGTAGAAGCCGCATCTTGTCTTCCTGCATCTTAGCGTAAGTGATTAGTGCAGGCATCTCCTGGTAGATATCGATGGTACGGTCACGCTCAGGCGGTACGATCCAGTGGTCGATGTCTAGGTCATAGGCTGAGCGTAGCCCTGCCTGATAGAGTGTATCTTGTGTGATGCCCTCAGGTACGACGTAACACTGTAGAACATGCGTCGTTCCTGGAACCTTAAGGCCGTCGATATGGTCTACCATGACGCTGATGATGTCTGCTCTTACAACCTCAGGTAGCTTACCCCACTCTACGAATAGACTAACATCGAAGTCACTCTTTTCACTCCACTGATAGGTTGTGAGAGACCCGGTGAGAACGAGGCGAAACTTTGCCTCCGGGTCTGCCCACCCCCTAGACTTGAGCAAATTGTAGATCGTCTTCGATACCCACTTACGTACTCGTGGCTTGAGCCGTGGAGCAGGTGACTCAGGCTTGTCGAACACATCAGGGTCTAAGCCTGTTCTAATATTATCAAGAATATTAGAAACCTTTGTGCTTACGTCAGACGGCTGCATTGTACTCCCTCGCCATTTGCAGGAGAGTCTCTCGCTGGTTGAGCGCAGGGTTCTCTAGCACCATGTCTAGCAGGTGCTTGAGGATACCGCCCATGCCTGGTCCTGGTGGTACGCCTAGAGCGATCAGGTCCTTACCATTGATAGCAAGGTTCGCTGCACCGGTAGGATCAGCCTTAGCGCGGACTGACTGGATCAGGTTACGCATGTTGCCTACGTCATTCTGTGCAGGCTTGCCCTTGAGGTCACCTTCACGCATCAGCATCAGGTCATCAGCATGGTCAGGACCTACGCGGTTAATGAACTTACGAGCACCGGCCTCTGATTTAAACTCAGGGAACATATGGTGTCGCACAAGATGTTCTACACGCTCTGTACGAGCACGAGGGAACTTGAGCCGCTGTAGAGCCTCACGAGTCAGGTCAGCGCCGTGATGCTCGTGGTCGAGACCCTGACCATGCTCATTCTGGTAGTAGTGTGCCCACCCTTCATCATCGATCCACTTCGCATCAGGCTTACCGATATCATGTAGCATAGCCATGTAGCGTAGATCCTTGTCATCGCTATTCTTGGCCACATGATCTAGCACCGTCATGGTGTGATCGAATAGCTCCTGGTTATGATACTTGTTCTGCTGATCGAACTGGTGTGTGCGTGAAAGCTCAGGCAGGAAGTGCTCTAGCACTCCTGTCTCTTGGGCTAGACGGATAGCGTCAGCCGGATGATCTCCACCCATCAGCTTATCTAGCTCTGCCTGGATACGCTCCGCAGGCAGATGCTTGAGGTTCGGTGCGTTCTTCCGCATAGCAGCCTTAGTCTCTTCGTCAGGGATAAGACCGTGCCTCGACCTCGATGCTAGCCCTCGCATGATACGTAGCGGATCGTCAGGGAAAGAGAACTCGCTAGTGGTACGTAGCTTACGCTGTTGCAGATCGTCCCAGCCACCGTAAGGATCGATCAGTTCGCCTCGCTTGAGGTCGAACGCCATAGCATTGCCTGTGAAGTCACGACGAGATAGGTCTGTCTCGATAGGTAAAGTTGGATCTGTCTTGACCTCAAAATCCTTATGGCCTGCGCCTGTCGATGCCTCTGTGCGAGGCATGGCGATCTCTACGTCGAAACCTTCCTTGGTACGGTAGCGGAATACGCCGAAAGCTTTACCAGTAAAATCTACACGACCAGGAAGTTGCTTAAGGATCTTCTCGATGGTATCAGCGTCAATACCCTGCACCATCAGGTCGATGTCCTTAGGCTCTCGGCCTAGCGCCAGGTCACGGATAGCTCCACCTACGACGTAGACGTTACCATGATGACCAAGGGCTAACGCAGCGGTATGAGCCGCTGGGTCTGCTACTAGGAGTTGATGTACTTTCGCAGCCACGTCTTCTGCCGCCAATTTCTGTCGCTTCTTGACTCCACCGAGATCAGTGAATTCTAACATTACTTTCTTGACCTCAAGCTCAGGGTGCATATAGTACCAGAGCTTGATTAGGTGACGGATAGTGATAGGGATGTTGGATGTCTCCATGATCCTTAGCTCACCGTCAGGGAAGTAGTAACCTTCGACTACACCGAATGTGTTGTAGTCAGGAGCCTGGATGTCCTGCGGGCCATCACCAGGGTGGCCTACGTACAGCTTATCACCTTTCTCGTCGTAGAGCCAGGGGATCGGTCCAGCGATAGGAGCCTCAGCCGTTAACTTGAACTGCTGTACCCATCCTGGCCGTTGTACCTTAGCATCCCAGTCGTCATAACCCGGAACCGTATTCCATCTCGCTGGCTGATGAGTCTGACCCTTGGATACCTGCTTACGCCACTCCATCATTTTCTGCCGCGCTTTCATGTAAGGCTCGGTAGCACGAGGATGAGTATGTGGGAGCCGGTCTCCGTCACCGAAGTGAACGACCGGAGATCCAAAATTTGAAAAGATGACTTCGCCTCCGTACGCACCATCAGCGAATAGACGATTCGATGCGTCATCTGTGCCGTGGTGATCGCCTGGATTCCCCACCCATCGGATTTTACCATCTTGTTCATAAAAAGGAACGCGAATAGCGTCATCGCCAGTATAGTTGTCGGCCCATACTCTTTCGCCGCCTTCTATATTTCCGTCATTTGGGACGCTGGGATTATTCCAGTCGTTGCTAAATCTAAATGAGTCTACCCAGCCTGGCTGATGGACCATCTTTGCCCATTCTGACCCGTATCCATCTACCACTAAGTCACCTGTATAGTTGTCATAATCTGTGCGTGTATCTAACTCAGGTGTCTCGCCTCGCTTGATCTGATTCCGAAAATCGATCATCTTCTTGCGAGCCTTCATAAGAATCGGCGTGGCGCGAGGATCGTCATTCGGCAGTACATCACCTTTACCAAAGGTATAGTGAATCTGTGGCGGACCAAAGTTAGAATAGACAACCTCGCCAGAGATCCATTCCTCTTCCTCTAGTACCGAGGTAGCGTGCCAGTCTCCTGGCGTACCCATCCATTTAACCTGAAAATTTTTATCCATGTAGAAAGGAACGCGGATAGCATCCTCGCCTATATAGGTGTCCATCCACTTAGCATTCGGATTGTCACGCTGAGAGCCTGATGCCCAATCGGTATAGCTGCCCGCCTCTCTTCCTACGGCGGATAGTCTAAATGCGTTAGCCCATCCCTCAGGCCGAGGATTGTTGTAGTAATTGTGAGCAGTGTTATCAGGATTGTGTTTAAAATCAATCATCTTACGCTTAGCAAGATTCATAAGAGTAGAGTAACGAGGATCAGTTGGCTCTGCGTGGGTTACAGTTAGCGAACGCCCTATGAGATGAATTTGCGGAGGACCAAATGTTGTGAATACAACTTCGCCAGAATCTCGTGAAAAATCTGGATTTACATTTGTACCATAAACATCAGAGTGCATTCCACCTGGGTTACCAATCCACTTTACAGGCAAAATTGGAGACTTGTCATTCTGCCAATCTGCTAGAAAGGGGATTCGAATAGCGTCGTCACCTGAGTAGGTGTCGAACCAGTTATCTTTGTTCACGCGCTCCGAGACTTTGCCGGTAGTGATACCAGGCTCGCCACCAGGACGAGAGACCTCGTTATAGCCTGCTGGTAGCTGTGCGTCAAGATCGACTACAGGTGCCGCAGGCTTCGGTGGATTCTCATGGTGAGCGTACATCTGATGTACAAGCCACTCAGCCTGGTTCTCTAGCTCGATACCACAGTGGCGGCACTTCATCGGAGTGTCTTTGAAATCAATCGAAGGCTCGTTACCGCGTACAGGGTCCTGGAACCCAGGATAGTCGGTGTCGAGAGAGTCTTCTGCCCATTCCTTGTTCATCCAGTCCATTACGCCAGGATTACGTTCACCGATACCTACTGCTTCGGCTGTCTTGTTCCAGGGAATGAGGTTACCTTCACGATCCACGATCTGCTTCAAGAGCATATTGTGTTCGGAGCACCACTTCTTAAGGATCTTGCCGAGAATCTTGAGAGCAACGCCTGAGTGCAGTACAGTGAATGTGCAATGCCAATTGTGCTCAATCTCCATTGTACCGGCTGCGTCCTCATGTGGGACCTGCTCGTCTACAAATAATTTATCCTCAGAGACTACCCAAGTCTTTTTCTCAGGCGCTCTGTAAGGCTTGGCGGTGTCTGTATAGTCACGCTGGAAAGCTTTGGCCTGTGGTTCTTCGCCAGGGTATGCATCCCCGCCCCAACCAAAGTCTGATGTGATAAGATTCGCCATAGATAAACAAAAAGCCCAATAGATATGCTCTATCTATTAGGCGACCGCTCTCTTAATAAGAAATGCCAGCCAGGCATATCCCTGTCTGTTTGAAACCGAATGGATTGGGAACCTTCGGAGACACACCTAGCTGGCAGTTCCATAGTAGTGGGTTAAGTACACACCACCCGTCATCGTACAAGCTAGTAGGATCACCACCCCATTACTTCGGCTTCGGTTCCTCTCATCTATTGAGGGACCGGAGCCTTCATAATTTTAGGCTACCTTAGTTCAGATTGAATTTTTGCGGTCGGCGCTCGCGAAGACTCATCAAATAGAGAGCCGTTTCCTCAGCCTCTACACCACTAAGATCGCTAGTCAGAACGCAGGACAACGCCTTAAGCGCAAAGTCTGAGTCTAGTGTACCGATATGGGCAAGCTCTGAGGCAACGTCAGGCGAATAACCGCCACGCATGAGCTTGTCGATACGATAGTCGAGTAGCTCTTTGCCTTTATCCCGAGGACCGGGATTGGGCGATGTTTCTGTCTTAGTCATTGCCATTTGAAGACCTTCCGCTCTCCATTTTCTATTAACCAGCGTATGCTTTAATAGACTAGTAATTACTTGACGCTCTTCTTCTGCATCAGGTCACATTGGGGGCAAGCGTACACTACGAGCCGTCGCGTTACAGTTTTCTTTTCAAAAACGTACATCTTCGTAGGAATCTTCCCTGGCTTGACACACAGGCTACAATCTACGTTAGACTCCTTGTAGGTTCCCATTAGTTCGCCTTACGGGAAGGGCTACCGCCTGCTCCTGGCACTGATCCGATAGCCACTGAGTATACTCGCTTCCACTCACCGGATTCATCTGGGGCGGTAGTCGGAGAGTAGGTCAACTCACGCTTGCCGGTCTTTATATTCTTCCATTCATATTGAGCTACAAAACTCATTACACAATATCCTGTCGCAAATCGTCGTTGTGTACTGGCACGTACTGCTTGAGGTAACGGTTGATGAGCTTGTAGCCGTTCTCAATCTGCGTAAGTGCTGCGTCCGAATTACCTTCACGTAGTTCACGGATCGCTTTAAGCATATCTTTCTGCACGTCAAAAAGTAGACGAGAGTCAGGCACCTGGCCTGGTCGTCTACGTGGGCGGTGCGCTCCACCGGGACCGTGGAAAGGATCGAATGCATCCTGTGACCACGGGTTAGAGGGGATAGCCGTATGTGGCATAGGTGCCGCCGTCTTACTCATAGTCTGCGGCACCTGATCGTATACGCCTGCCTCTACATACTTAGCGTGTAACTGCTGTGCGTGCTTGACTAGGTTGGCAGCCCATGCCGCTTCTTCTTCTGGCGTACGTTCCATTACTCGTCTTCGTTCACTTCGTTATCGTCGCCGTCTTCTTCCTCAGGCTCTTCCATCATACGGTCATACTCTGTTGCCGCCGCTTCACGATAGAGACCCTCAGCACGATCTAGTGCATTCTGCATCGCCTTCGTGTAAGGCGTATGAGGGATATGCTCTAGCTGATGCTCGATCATCATAGTAACGTCGCGTGACTGACCGAGGTTACGACCTAGGCTGATAGCATCTCGCATCAGCGTAAGGTCGTCCATCGAGACAAAAATCCCTGGGCTACTCATCTTCGTCCTCGTCACCGTCAAGCGTTACCAACTGGTACTCAGGTAGTGCGTCCGGTGCAGGAATGAATACAGATCTAATGTCTTCTGCCTTCTGGACTACCTTCGAATGGTTTGCCGATTCTAACGTAATCGTATAAACTGATCTATCGTTCAACTGCTTATTGATCCAGTTAGTGGCTAGATCAGTTAATTCTTCTACTGTTTCTGGGTACTTGTCTTTCGGGAAAAGAAACTGAGTTGGCGCGAACACCGGCATTTCTCGTCCTTCTACCGTAAGATAAAAATGTACCTCCATTGCTACCATCTGTAATGCCATAGTTACCCTTCTGCTGCTGGTCTCCCGAACGGGTCAACGAGATACAGAAGTTCTCTACATACGCCGCACTGGAAAAGATTAGTTGGTCGGGCATAACGCTCACGCCCTGGTTCCTCGTCTACAAATTGCTCAATGGCTGAGATAGGATGCGGGCAGGCTGTAGCCTGCTTACGTCCGTCTAGTGCTGCGGCAATGGCCTGGTCGCGCAAAATGATCGGATCAGGGTTGCCGATGTGGGTTACGATATCTGCCATATAAGTTAAACCGCAGCTTTCTGTGGAACCCTGGTAAGGGCCTCTTCAATAGCGTTTTTATATACCTCAATTGCGAGGATCGGACTAGCCAGGTAAGTCATCGCCTGAGGATACATACGCTCTGTCAGACGTAGAGCTTTGCCGTTTGGATTAGGCCAAGTTTCTTTAGCCTGCGAGTGACCTAGTACCTCGGCCTCTGCTCCTAAGGCTGCTTCGTCAGCGTGCTTTACCGCTTCGATCTCCTGCGGGTTCGGTAGCTCGATATTTAATTCATCGTAGATCCGACCCAGGATCATATTTTCGCGCTTCCTTGCAGCTACCGTCTTCCATGGCGTAGGAACATCTGAGACACACGACTCAGGCGCGTCATGGAGTAGCCCATGAATCCGTAGCTTGACCGGCATCATCTCAGCTACCACGAGGGTATGACATAGAACGCTGTACCAGTCTCGCGTATGCCCACAGAAGCGAGGGATACGAGATAGCGATACAGCGATAGATTCGATGGACGGCGCGACGTTGTTCTTAGGCCATACTGACTCACCCGTATACGTAATCATAAAGCTCACCCTCAATCTGTCGATCTAGATTTGCAAAGTTGTCATCACGAACTGTGTTGTCAATGATGAAGTCAAATACATCGTCAGGAAAATCCTGCTCGCTAGCGTGACCATCAGACTTATCGTTAGGTCCAACTACCTTCCACATGTAGCCGCCGAGATCCTTGATCCGCTCAATCTCATTCGGGAACCGGACATCTGTAGCGACAAGGAATTCGAAACTGTGATTGTAGTCGAGAGGTAGAATTGCATCAAGCCAGAAGTCATCGCCGAAAATGTCACGATGTCCTTCTGTACCGAACAACTGTAGGTACTTGCGTACCGATAGCTGGGCGACCTCATCACCATCTGCGTCACCGACAAAAAGAAAACCGCCCTCTTCCTTGAGGCGCTCTAGCTCTTCGACGCTGATATTGAGACAGGCCGCTGCGGAAAGCTTGAGCTTGTCAGCGAATGCCACACGCTCAGCTTTAGCACCACGAGCCGCGATGCGCTGGTAGACCGTATCCTTACCGCTACGCAGCTTACCGTTGAGTCCAATTAACATGAGTCCTCCTAGTTCGCGAAGAATGAATGCTCGGCGTAGAATTCCTCTGCCTTCTTATCTAGCACATTCTTCAATTTCTGCCATTCAGCATCAGCGAAAGCATCTACCTCTTCCTCGGTAGCCTTAGGCGGGATAGGAAATTCCTTGGTGCGCGAGAAATGACCATCGACAGACTCATAGGTCTGTACGACTTTGCCATTAGCATCACGGAAATTACCGTTACACTTAACTCCAATAGAGTAGCTTACGGTAACCGATGTTGGTGTAATTACAATTCCTTCCTTCATTACGTTCTCACCACCGATACGACCAGGCGAGGATGCTCTTCTACCACGGCCTGAAAGTCCTTGTCTACGATGCCGGTGAGCTTAGCCACGGCCTCCTTAGACAGGGGTGCGCCATTCAGGCTCGACACGGTTACGCAGAAAGCGTTAGACCGGTTAGGGTTCTTGTTATCAGTAGACAAGTGCAGCCTCCATAGATTCGACAGTTCCGTAGGTCTTACCGCCGAAGATGAAAGCATCGCCAATGGCAGCTACCAACTCGACGTTAAAGATTGCATCCTTCTTGGTGTGGAAGTGAGCCACTGCAACACCAGGCTGCCAGTTAGCTTCACCGACAACGTAGTCAGGTGACTGCTGGCAGAGACAACCGCCCTCAAACCAGCGGAGGTCACGGTAGCCGGTACGGCGAGCATCACCCAGGCGATGGGTGTGACCCATGAACCCGGAGATGAGCGTATCATTGAGGCGGCTCTTAGCACTAGCACCAGAGTCCTTGCGGACTACGTGACCATGCTCAAAGACGAACTCAGGCCGGATACGGTGTCCTTCACGACCGTAGAGAGTAATCTCTAGCTCGTCATGCATGAACAACTTCTCAGGCTTGAGAGCACGAAGGCTATGAAGCTGCTTCGCGTTAAGCTCAATGTAGGTAACGACACGCTCGTCATGATTTCCAAGATTCTCTCGGATGACTGCGTTCGGTGCCGCCTTGCGGATAGCTGCGCGGATATCGTTACCGATGTCGAGGTCAGACTGTAGTTCGTCTGCTCGCTCGTTGCTCTTGTTGAAGCGTGAAATTCCAAAGAAGTCGTTGGTATCTCCGTTGATAACAACAACATGTGGCTGGAGGTCTGCGATCAGTTCCAGCGCCGCCTTCAACTGAGCGGAATTATGGTATGGTGCATGGATGTCGGTTAGAATGACAACAAGCTCAAAAAGCTCATTCGTCGTAACCTGGACGATAGGGGCGAGTCCGCCGTCCCATGTCTCTGACTTCGGTACTACGACGCCCTTACCAGGAATGTACTGCTTGAGTCGGTCCTGATTCAGACGGTACTCGGAGATCCGGCTACGGAGTCCGGCAACGCTACCATAGAGGCTGCCTTTGTTCTCTTCCCGGATCACATCTTCGAACTTGTCGTTGATGTCGTCTAGTAGCTCGGCCCACGATGGAGGATCTTCCATCTCACGCTGCGCTACGCAATACTCTAGAATGTCTCTATTCAAGACTAAACTCCTAATCTTCAATCATTTTATACTTGCGGGCACGATCAGCGTCCTCACCTACACTTGCATCACCCCCTTCGTCCGTGGAATCGCTTGCGGAAGAGACTGTATTATACTCTAGTCCCTTCCGACGCTCGTTAGATATCTCCGGGACAGGTCCGCCACCGACGCCTTCTGGCCTCGTAACGGCTGGCCCGCCGCCTGGTACGCTCGGCGTTAAATCCCCAGGTGGTGGAGGCATCAGAATATTTCCCCCGCCAGGAGTGGCTGGTCCTACGGGACCGCCGTCTGTTTCTGTAGGTCCCATTGTACCAGATCCCGCAGCATTCGGGTCAGAAATTGATCCTGCCGCTGCAATTTCCGCAACAAGATCAGGCGGTACAGGCAACCCTTGCTTGGTAAGCTGCTCGTAGGTTTCTAGCTTCGCACGCTGCTGAGCAACGGTCTTCCACTTCATTTCCTCTTCCATCTCGTTCAAGCTATCCTTGTACTCCTTGCTCACACCAATCATCATGCTTCGGTCTGAGATAGGAACGCCCATAGCGCGTAGCTGCTGTAGGAACTGTCGCTCCGTAGCTTCGTCACGCATGTCGAGTACCGCCATTTCCAGGTCAGGTACGAGTAGCTTGTTCTTACGAACGATTTGGATATTACCTTCTTCATCAATCTCCGCAATGTCTTCCATGATAGGTACGCGAGTAGCGCCCTTCTTCTCATAGTCATAGTGACCCTGAGCCTCTGCAACGATCAATGCACGCTCACGGGCGTGCTTCTTTAGGTACTTCTGGTAGGTGCGTAGCATCTGGTTCATGAACTCAGCCTGTAGCGCCGATGAAGCGTAAGGCTGTGAGTTAGAACCGGCTGATAGGAGTGATGGGTTGATACCGAATACCTGCATCAACCGACGCTCTACTCGATCAAAGTCATCGTAGAGATCAGGCATCTGCTCACGACCGAACACACTTGTTACCTCGACACCAAAATGGTGTACCATGAGGCGGAAGTCTGACGACAGAGCAATATCCATCTCGTCACGGAACGCATCGAGATCTTCTGGGCCAGGAATCCATGGCGGCATACCGTCGCCTAGGTCCTGGAAGCCTAGCTTAGCTAAGATCAGTGGACTGTATAGACGCTCAGCGATAGCATCTTGTGACGCTAGTAGCTTTTCCTCGTGGATAAGCGTACGAAGACCACGGAGTAAGATAGGTGTTCCGTGATCGTCCCAAGGTGTAACGCCGAACTTAACCTGCTTGATAAGCACGTCAGATACAGGAAATGGTTCTCCCCGCTCTAGATATGGAATCAGGTCAGGGAAGTTGATCTGTAGCTGCTTGTACTCCTTAGCAGGCATCTTGTTTTGCACGAGCCGCTTTAGGTACTCAGGCGGCACTACCTTTAGCTGGCTACTACCAAGGATCGGAAAGTTCTCGACCGTGATATCCTCAGGGTTAAGCAACTGCTCATCTTCCCAGACACCTAGCGACTCATTGAATTGACCAAGCGGAAAAGCCTCACCTACGGTCCAGTATTCGCGACCAAGATGAGTCAGAAATGAAGGATAGTCTAGCTTGTCTAGGAACTGATCCGTGTAGAATTCGGTTAGCTTCTCGTCCTTGCACTCAAAGTGCATTTCCGAGAGGGGGAACCGTGTGAAGATGTCTACGAGTGAAGGGACGAGGTAATGCGTTGCGTAGAACAGACGGAGCCACTTGTGTAATTTGTGACGGTGACCTTCGTCAGCCATATTCCAGGGGAGACCTGAGAGATCCCAATATTCCATAGGATCGTAGAACCGTGGGATAGCTGCATAGACATCACCCCCGCCCGCCGTGGAACGCTTTTGCATAGACCCATTGGCTACTCTCGACCCGCCCATCGCCCTCGCTAAGCGCGAATTTTCTCGCACCATCGATAGCGTTGCTTCGTTTTGGGACGGGCCTCCCTGGGATGACATTGAGATACGCGATAAATCTTTTCGCAACATCCCCGGTGTATGGGACATGTGTGCCATTTCCGTTGCTGCTGCCGTTGCCCTCATGGGATTCTTCGGTAGAACTAGACCCTGCCGACGCAAGTCTGCTATTGCCTCGTTCGACGCCCTGATATTCCTCTTGATAGCCACGTAAAATTCTCTCTTGTACTAAGTAGTATAGGTAGTCATGGGGTAACATGCCCTTGTCCGCTTCACTGTGGTGGTTCGGACAAAGAGCAATTACGTTACCGAGTACGTACGACCCACCTTCTCTACCAGGATTTATTCTGTGTTTCTGAACAGTTGTGGTATAGCCACATCCTGGAACTTCGCAATGGTGGGGAGCAAGCTTGGAAACCTTCTTGCGAGATCCACCCCGCTTACTCATTATATCAGATGAGTCTCCACTTAGAAGTTCGCTCGTCCTCGGGAAGGTCTTCGACCGAAGGATCAGCCTTGTCACCTTGAACGTGCATAGCAGACAGGTCCTCATCACTGAGGCCCATAGGCTCTTCCGGTGCGTCTGCTGCATTGTGTGCATCTTCTGTCTTACGCTGGAAATGATCGGTAATAGCCTTCCATGCGTCCTCAGGGGATAGTCCCATCTGATCTAATTGTGAGGCCCATCCTTGAATAGACCCTGGTGTGTAGTCTCTACCAGCTAGCTCTTCTGCCGCTGGGTGTGTAACCATATCGCCGCGCTGATACTCTCCTGGCGTAGCCTCAGTCGGATCGTAGTTCTGGATCTCAAACCCATAAGGATCATGAGCCTGAGCACTCGTAACAGGTGCCGCCATGTTGCCTGCTGGGAAGACGCCTGTCTCACCCTTGGTAAGCTCAGGCTGTAGTGGCTTCTCGATATCAATGGTATCAATGAGACCAAGATCCTTAGGGTTAAAATCGCTAGCAAGATCTCCTACGTCATCGATACCCTGGTGCTCGGTCGGATGCTCTGCTGATGGTACTTCAATAAAAGGCTCGTTGTCTGCTAGACTCTTGTCCATAACAGTAACGGTATCACCGAAGTCGCCACTCTCTGAGCTAGGTAGATCGATGTGGTCCTGGGTATATGTGTCGCCGTCGTTAATTGCTGCGCCGGTAACACCGTGACCAATATCTACGACCTCAGGATGGTTCTTCAAGACATGTGCAGGGTCAGCGTACTTAAAGCCGCCGCCTGGGAAGATTACCATGCCCCAGTCCTCGCCTGCCTGTGGACGCTTACCGGTGAACTGGCACTGCTCGTTGTATGAACCTGGCTTGCCTCGGGCAGGGTAGTGCTTCAAACGTACTTGGTCGGGACCCTGCGGTGTCGTCGGGTCAGTGTCGAAGGCAGTACGCATGTTCTCAGCGACCACCGTAAAGATTTCCGCAGGGTCATTATACCCTACTTCGGAGCAAGTCTGTGCGACCATGTTACGGAAATCGTCCGCTACGAGCGCAAAACGTGCCTCCCACTCTTCTTTTTCAGCCGGTGCGAGGAAATTCGCGAAGCGCGCCTTAGCTCGTGTCTGTGAAAGTGAAGCGGCCTGTCGGCGCTCCCTGTTATCGTCCTGGTTTGTTAGTTCTAGGTTTTCGAATAGAGTCATTATGGCCTACATAAACATAGCTTCGTCGGGACCAGTTACTTCTGGCTGCGCTGATGCTGCCTTAGCCATGCTCTGCTTTAGTGCTGCGAACCGATTACGACGTGAAGCCTCTACTAGTGCAACGAACTTAGAAACGACTGCCGCCGGATCTGGTGTAGTGCTAGCGAACCCTTCGATGTTCTGCTCAGCAATGTTCTGTACCGCTGGCTGGTCGCCTAGTACCTCAGACGGTAGCTCTGCGGTTAGGAGGTCGGCCTGCTCAGGTAGGAACGTAGCCTGGTCGATGCCAGAAGCCTCGTCCTGCATATCGTTGTAAGCTCCGTCGATCCAGCCGCCTTCGCCCTGGTAAGCGTCATTACCTGCTACGCCTGCACCGAACTCGTACTGTGGCTGTGTCTCAAGATAAGCAGCGCCCTGGTCTAGCTCAGCTTGCTTCTTCATCTTGCTCAGCTTACCGACCTCTAGCTTACAGTTGAGGTTGATCGCATCTAGCCGGATCTGCTCTTTGAGCGATACCTTGTTAGCTGTGACGAGATTGTGGGTTACGTTGATGACCTCAGTGAGGTTCTCGATACGAGCAGTGATAGATGCTGGATCTGATCCTGCCTGATCGATCTCACTTAGATAAGTCTCGATCTCGTCGGCTGGGCTAATTGGAGCTACAGGCTCAGCCGGTGTAACCTGATCGAATGGGACATCAAAGACGCCGCCCTCTGTCGAGAAGCGGGCAAGTTCCTGACCCCATACATCACTGTGTCGGGCGATAACCTTGCCAGTCACGCCATTAAATGTTCCGTCCATACCTACAGTTACCTTTGAATCCTTTTTCTTTGGCTTTTCTTTTGTCTCGCCGGAACGATCCCAAGCGATAGACATAGCTTTTTCTTTCCCATACTCTGGGTGTTCACGCATTATGGCGTTGTAAATCTCATTAACCTTGTCTGGCAGATGATGACCTTCCGCAGAATGATCGGGTGCGTTCTTGTGAGAGTCCTCAGGATAGTTGCCCTTAGCCTTATGATCTGTGACGCCTTCATCGAGGTTGTCATCGGGGAAGTCTGCCGTCTTGTGACCGACGTGGCGCTTCATCTGCATCAGGTGGTCAACTGCATCATGTGCATCATCAAACGTGCCCGAATAGCCTTCGTCAGGTCCATTAGGGTCGATCCACAGCGGGGTAGCTGGGAGGGGTCCAGGAGCGTCGTGGTGATACTGGTTCATAGGCATCTGCGTCCAACCCTGCTGCTGTAGATAAGCCTCTGGATTAGCGTATGCCTCGTCCTCTTCATCACGGTTCTGATCCTGTAGCATGTCACCCGCGTCCTGCTGCCACTCAGGGTAGCCGACAGGCTCGCCTGATCCGTCTTCAAATCCCTGGTGACCGTGGTCGCCTCCATATGCAGCCAAGTGCTCTTCCTCCAAGATGTTGTTAGGAACAAAACTATGTCGAGGTTCATCATAATCAAAGTGACGCTGAGGATACTGGTCATCAAGGTACTCGTTATGGTGCTCTCGCTGCCTATCTAGGTCGTCAAGATGATGAGGACCTTGAGTGCGAGCCATTTCTTGCGCTGCCTGGTCATACATGTGTGTATGATCCTGTGCGCCTTCTGCCGCGATCTCAGCGTTATGTGCCGCTGCTTCTTCCTGCTCGATGCGTGTGAAGTAGTCTGCGTCGCTCTCGCCAGGCTGCTGTCCCTCGTAAGCCGCCATGCGGGCTACGTGTGACTTGTAAAATTCTTCTTCCTCGGGCGGGACCGGCTGATTATTTGGGTCCTCAGGAGGCTGTCCTACGGCGGTAAGCTGCTCAGGTGGTGTCGGCATCACAGGAGGGTCCTGTGGTGGCGCAGGCTGCTCCTGCTGCTCATTAGGATCATCCATCGGAGTCTGAGTCAACTCCATGTTGTTATCTAGGTTAGCTAGATTGTCATAGGCCGCCATGATCTGCTCTGGGTTAGGGCAACCCTTAGCAGTGAGCATAGCCATAGCCTCACCTGGACCTGCCGCACGACCGCTATTGACCCAGTGACGTACATCGTTCACCCACTTATGGAGTGCTCGTGTCTGGTCAGGACTATTCTGTGCATTATCTACAGCCGGACCTGCGACTGGAGCTACGTCCGCAGTCTTAAATGTGACTTGCGGGAATGGTTGATCTACTATGCGCCAAGAAGACATATCGTTTTTCGTTAAAACCTCAAAAATTAGAGCGGCGTATCAATTCACAATTAAGTGCTAGTTACGGCCTCTACGCATCCGGTAGTCCATCGATCTCGATGCCGGTGCGTCGATTCTAGATCGCCCTGCACGGATAGAGTCAGTGAGAGGATGGTCGTTCTGATTAGCCGCTAAGCCGCCGATCTGGAACCCGCCCTGTGAACCGAACGAAGGGCTGCCAAATTCAGGGTTCATGCCGAAACCCATTATACCACCCATGAGGACACGAGTACACTCAGCGATACAGTCCGCGATGTCCTTAGTCTGAACAGGGCCGATACTCTGCTTGTCTACTGAGCCTTGCTTCTCCTGGAGAAACTTTAACTCCAGAGAGGAATACTCTGAGTCTACACAGTCCGGTGGAATATGGACACGGCCTAAGTTGAGTGCAGTCTTGAAGAACTCCCATTTGTTGCGGTTACGTAACTTGGTGGCAGTCTCCATATAGACTTGAACGCTTAGGCCCTTTTCAGCCAAATTTTTCTGGAGCCATTGAATTGGGGCCACAGAGTTGAACTGGTCGAAGGTCAGTGAACGTGGGCGGTAAGCCTCACAGTAGCGTAGTAGCTCTTCCATGACCTGCATGTAGTCGATGGTGCTGTTCGGAAAGTCTGCCGGATTCCAGCGCTTCACGAGATCGAATACAACGTGGCCTTCCATTAGCTGCGTGTCAGGGTCCATGAACTCTTCTACGTGTGCGATAGCAAACCCGAAACCTGCTGTAGTGCTAGAAGGGTCGCAGTGCATGACGTAAGGCATGTTGTTGTAGTTACCCATCTGCGTACCCTGGATTTCCTTGCCGCGATAGGATGGAGCGTAAGCTTCATTGACGCGCTCAGGGTTGAGGTAAGCGTTGACTACCTCTGACCACTCAGCACGACGCTCGACCTTGAACTTGTCAGGGTTAGCTTTTTCAGACAGCTTTGCACGTAGACAGAGGTCTTTGTCGATAGGGTTCTCGATAGTCTCAGGATCGATGTCTGGGCTGACCATCAGCGCCCACTTGAACTTGTCGCCTTCCATCTCATAGTCACGGTACAATTCCCATGAAGGGAACTTGAAGAACATGAGTGTAGGGAATGACGGCGACCCATCTGCCTCCATCATCTGTGAGTCAGAGTATCTATCGAAGAACTTACCTAGCTTGGTATACGGTGAGCTATTCAGGAAGATGATACCGTCTTTACCGAACTGCGCGAGTGAAGGCTCAGCGGCAGAGTAGCACTCATCGGCTGAGGATCTGTTGCCCTCAGTGGTCTCCATGAATGCCATCTCGTCAAAGACGATAGCCATGGTAGCTGATCCTCGGATGGTGTCAGCGTTAGCCGCTAGTGGGGTGACTCGGATCTTCGCGAAGTTACGACCGACCGGGATACCTTGACGCTTAAGCTCAGCGATATAGGAAGAGTCACCTAGGGTGTGTACCGATAGGCTCTCTTCCTGCACCTTGCCTAGCCCGTGCTTCGACTCAATGAGAGGCTTACACTTGGTAGCTGTGTTAACTACATCAGCGAACTGGAACTTCTTAGCCTGATCGAGGGAGGACGCCACACAAGAGAAGTAGATTTCCTTGTCAGGGTCTACTCCGTAGTAACGGCCAGGGTCGCCTAGCTTCCAGGTATCGTGTAGGATACGGGTTATGGCGATGCCGGTGACGTATCCTTTAGATGAACGTCGGCCTCCTACGAAGCCTACCTCAGGGAAATGCTTATAGCCGTGGTCACGTAGCCACTGGCGACGCTCACGGATACCAGGGCTGATCTCTACGCCGCCTTCGCCTGCAATCCAACTATCGAGTACACCTTCCTCGTACTCGTCCATCTCTTCCAAGAAAATAAGCTTTAGCAGGACGCGCTGACGCGGGTAGAGTGGCTTCTGACAATATTCCTCAGCGAACTCTACGATCCCTACCTTGTAGCTATCCAGCCCTTGCCGGATTTGCTCTCGGAAGTCAATGCCTGGCACTAAACGATCTTGCCCTTCTGTCCAAGCCACTTCTCTCCACGATCAATAGACTTGTTAACTTCCCAAGCCTTCTTATCGTGGTCAGTCTCTTCCTTGCGCTCTTCAATTGGGCCGAGGATGTCAAGGATAGCGTCACCACCATAGAGGCAAGGTGTCCAGTCTACACGAGCACGGAAGCCTGCGTGGACCATCTTACCTTCCATCTCAGTAGCCATTTCCCGCAGGTTAGCCATGGTGTTTGACTTGAGCCGCCACTTCTCAGATACCTCACGGTACACCTTACCTATGGCTGCAATGTCTTCGTCGTAAATGTCTTTAAATGCCTCTTCGGCAAACTTGTCTAGATTATTACTCATCTGATTCCTCATAGATGTCGTCAATGCCAGGGAACTCTAGTTCTAGTGGCGGTACTTCTACGGCGTAAGAATTCTTCGCCTTGTTGTTCTCCATAAGACGATCAAACTCTGTCAGGATACCAGCGAATAGATGCTCAGGAACAACCTTACGTACAGCGTCCATGAAGTAGTTCATCTGCCGCTGTAGCTCATCCATCTGTACGCTAGCGCTGAACTCGTCCATCTTCTCTAGCTGCTGGACGATACCGATAAGGTCACGGGCCTCGACAGGAACTTCGCCTGCGATGATACCTCCATAACCTTTGAGCATAGCAACTTCAAGAACGCCCTTACGTGTAAGGTGAATCTTCTTCGCGTTCTCGATGTCTTCGCCCATCTGGTAGGCGCGCTCTTCGATGATCTGACGTACAGCCGCTTGCTCCACACTCAGGTGGCGCTTACGGTGGTTAGCGATACCTTTGCGGGTAAGGCCCTCTGACTCAAACTGTCGTGCGACCTCCGAGTAGGAGATACCCATGACTAGTAGCTGATCGATAGCTCGCCGGTACTGACTCTTACAAGTAGCACATCGCGGTTCGCTGATTTCCATAGTCGGCGTACGGGTAGGCAACTTGTTGTCGCCATTCCCGTCGTCGCCAGGATTATTTCGCCCTCTATTAAAAGATGCCATATCAAAGATTCCATGGCAGATAGCGGCAGTTTAGTAGGAGCTACTTGTAATAGCTCGCACCATGCTTCTGACGTGCCTCTTTAGAGTTAATCTTGCGACCCTCCGGGTGAGTCCGTCC